AATTTCTTCGGTAACAACTCATTCTAACTGATATGGACAAGATGAAACTTGGTGGTGGCGGACGTTACGAGAAGCTCATCGGCGAGCTTGAGAAGAAGGGTGTGAGAGAGCCTCGCGCTTTGGCGGCGTACATTGGCCGCAAAAAGCTCGGCAAGGCGAAGTTCCAATCGCTCGCTGCGAAAGGTCGTCGCCGCGCTGAGCGTGAGAAGGAAAGCTAACGCCCCCTAGGTCGTCCGCCCCACGGCTTCTTGGTTGCCGCCGCCTTATCGACTACGAACTGCTCAGGTGGAGCGTAGTCCCAGGATATCGTTCCGACTCCTCGTTGAATAACGATGGAGCCGGTTTTGTTTCCGTTCTTATCCTTCAATCCTGACCTGTCTCCACGCTTCGCCATGCCCAGCATGAAGCGTCGCGGCTGATTGAATCCGACTTCCTTCAGGACAATCACCTCTCTTGCCCAGTTGGTCAGGTCAGACGATCCGAATCCTGAGTAGGCCATATCTGCCACGCTCTCCGGTTTGTCGTCCTTACCCTTCGGCTTTGGGAAGTGATGAACCAGCACGATGACGACTCCTGTCTCCATCATAATCGGCTGAAGCAAGTGCCGCGTGAAGTTCGCGCAGACCTCGATGTCCGATGGATTGCCGCCGATGTAGGAGAGCAAAGGGTCGATGTAGACGATATCCACCTTCGTCTTGCGGATAAGACGACGCAGCATGGTCGTGAACTCCGCGCCGGTTCGAACTGCCTCGCGGAAGAAGAGCATGTCCGCACGGCGCAATCCGTTCCGCCAATCGCTTCCGAAGACCATCTGCGCGGCTCCTTTCAGCGCATCGTGCTGATCGGCGATATCATTTTCAGCTTGGACGTAGGCCACCTTGAGCGGTCGTACCGGCTGACATCCGAACCAATCCGAACCTATGGCCCACCTCAGTCCTTGGTAGAATGCCATCGAGCTTTTGCCGCATCCGCTCTGACCGACAAAGAGAACCGATGAACCGCGTCGAATCCATCTGTCACCGATCAGGTTGTCAGGGTCGTTCTCAGGATCGTAGTCGATGATGCTCTGGAGCGGGAACTCCTGAGGCATGTCCTGGGACTCCAGATAGTCCGTGAACGCATCCCAGTTCACGACGCCCACATTGATGGCGACAAGCCTCTGCTCCTTGCCATCGCGCATCACACCGGCAAGACGAGAGAACCTGCTCGCGTTCTTGTTCTTCGGATCGATGCCGAGAGCCTCCAGATGGCGATAAACAACGTCGCGACGCTCGTTCCATTCCTCCTTGTTCGCCGCTTCAACGCGCACCCAGCCGTGCAGACTCTTGCCGCCGGAATCGATGACGACAGAGAGTGGTAGCTTCGACTCCTTGAGGATCGTCCATTGCTCATCCTTCGTCTTGTCGTCCATCTCGACCAGCACATGGCGGAAGGCTGACACGCCGGAATCAGATCCGCTTTCATCGAGACACGGGTTAACCCGTACATACGCGCCACGGCTGTCAGGACCGTTCCACATGGAACTTATGGGCGGCGTAAAATGCTTCTCAATCCATTCGTCGCGCTTGAGGAACGTACCCTTGGACGCTGGCCTACCCTTGCCCTCCTCGTCGCAGATGATGTCATTGCAGATGCAGACAACTTCATCCGGCTCGAAGCAGGCTTTGAGAAAGTCGATGGTTGTAAATCGGCATTCCGGTTGCGGAATTGCTTGGATCTTTTGAACGATGAACTTGCCGGTCGTGGATACCGGCGTTCCGCTCTGTGCGGATAGAAGCCATCCCTTCGGCTTGTCGTGCGTCACGGTCATCGCCTGATTGACCTTGTGGGCCAATTCGTTCGGCTTCCACGGCGGAACGCACTTCGCGTTGTATTCGCTCAGCAGCATCTCCGCATCCGAGCGTGAAAGCTCGAAGCCGTGAACGAGAGCGGTGGCTACTGCGAAGGTTGTGTTATGACCGCCCTGACCGCTAACGGCACCGGGGGTGTTTCGAAGCCATGCTCGCGCACGGTCGATATTTGAATTGCTCATTCGATTCCAAGTTGTTTTCTCGCGAGTTCCCCAGACCTGCCAAGGTCAGTCTTGGCGATTTCCTGAAGAACAGAATTTGATTTCTCTAATTTCTGAAAAAGGAGAGCAAGCTCTTTGGGAGTCATCAGGTACTTGCTCCATTGCTGGATGGGTATGGAGCGAGACTTGAACTTCGCAAAGAGCTGCTCTTGTGCGGCGATGTAATGGCTAGGGCTTCGCATCTATCAGCGCGAACTTGGCATTGAATTCAGCCTTTGTTCGAACGTAGAGCTTTCGTTTGCCTTCCCGCATGTAGGCCACGCCTTGCCACTTGGTTTCTCCGATTCGTATCTCTACGTCGTCAGAGAGGAGTTCAACCTGCACCGAGCTGTTTCCTAAGTTCTTGTATCTCATCTTCGGTTGCATCGTCGAGATGGCCTGAACCGCTCGAATGCCAGACTCCATCCACGTTTTGCTGGGGCTTCGGCCTGCTCATCCAACCGCGAAGAAGTGCATACTCGATCAACTGAGGGGCTTCCTTCAACAACTGTTGTCGCGTGATTTCAGATTTCATCGGGTTCGATTCGTTTGCCGCGTCGTCCGCCTGCTCGGCGCATTCCCATTTCGGTTCCAATTTCATTGGCGAATCCACGGCGGATCAGCCATTCCTTGTACTTTCGGTCGATGTAGGCGAAGTCAACCCTTGGCGTCGATTCGTCTGCGTCGGCTACTCGGACTGTTGCTACTTTGTTCATGCTTATTTGTATATCTCGGTTGTTAGTTTGTAGTGTCGCTCAGCTTGGGTGCAGTTCCAGCACAGGTCATGTCCTGCGTTGCATCCACACCCGAGAGATTTGAAGAGAACCTTGGCCAACCATTGGTATTCCTCGATGGCATGGCGCAGGGTTTCGATGTCGGTTTCCTCTGCGAGAGGTTTGATGTCGCTCTCGCTCATTTGAGGATGAATAGGATGAAGTACGCTGCGGTAATCACCACGCCAGCGGCGAACGCTGCTATCATCAACTCTTTGAGTTCATCCTTTGATGGTGGACGATTGATTTTTCGATTCATACGGCATCCTGTTTTTTGTGGTGATGATCTTCGTGACACCTCTTGCATAACCATCGCACTTTTAATAAATCACTTTGATTGTAGCTATCATGATGTGCCTCCGGTTTGCAATGGCAACCGCATTTTGAACAGGAATTAGGCCTTGTCAGTTTTCCACTGGCAATCGCATGTGTTATCGCGTTGTGAGCTTTTTGAAGATGCGGGCTTCTAACTCTCAACTTTCTCACACGAGCTGCCGCCTTTTCCCTGTGAATCGTAAGCGCAACCGGATCAGACTTAATCGCTTCAATCTTTCTCTTTTCGTACACTTTCCATAAATCAGAGTTTGCAACGTAGTATGGCCTGTTGTAAGCGGAGTTGTAAGCTCCATGACAAACTTTGCACCAAGACTGAAAACCATCTTTGCTTGCTGACTGTTTTCTAAACAATTTAACCGGCTTTTCCTCTCGGCATTTAGAGCAAATTTTTGTCCTGATTAGTTCTGTTGTCATAGTTCATCTTCCTCCACCTAGAGCATAGTGCAGAATCAAGAGGGCGTCGCAGTTGCGAAGCGTCACGTCTAGGTGTGGATACAATTCCTGGGCCTTCGCCTTGAGCTTGCGCTTCCACTCGGAATAATCCTTGCACGATGCTTTCCCGCCGAGTCCTAGAGGAGCCTGCCACACTTTTGGAGCTGCTCTGTGAAGAGCGTATCCGTACGCGTATGCAGCAGCCTCAACTCGACCAAGGTTTCTGTGAAGTGTCGCCATCGACGAGCTTTTCGTCATGGGAGACACGAACAGTGGAAGCTCCTCGATCCATAACTCTGAGTTGGCTACCTTTAGCTGATTGATCAGCGCGCAGATTTCCGGCAGCGATTCCGGCATGGACAGCAGGATAATGCCGTCCGGTGTATTGACCGCGAATCCCCCGCTAACGCCAGGATCTACGGCTACGATTGGTTTATTGGATGCTTTCATTGGATTAGTAACACAGCACGGTTATCTGTTCCGCAGCGATTCGAACCGCACTTTTCGTATCGCCACCTTCTGACCATTTCTCAACCTTCACACGGCCTTTGACACGCACCA